TAATGCGTCCATATCCGTCAAACGAATGTCATGTTTTACATACGCCATTATTTCAACCTCCTTCTTTAGTCATCTATAACAGCATTAGCGGCTATACCCAAAGCGACAGGATTGGGAAGGATTACAGCCTGAAAATTTCCTCCACTAAAAGTGGATCCACCTCTACCGCCATAAGGTTTATTGTTCTTATAGATCTCACCAGTATCGGTTATAAAGTACATTACGCCGTTCATCTTTTCAGCCGATGATAACTGCTGATACTGATACCAAGTAAGCTCCTTACTTACAGCCTCTCTGCTAGCTAGAACTTCGAAGTTTTCATAGATCGCTCTACGCATCTCGCTACCGTACTTAGACTGTTTGATAACCATAATATTATCAATATAATTTGACATGTTAGGCATTATTAACCACCTCCAGATTGATTAAAAGAAGTTGTAGACTGAAATCCTTCGACTTTAGATGCAAGTTGTCCAGTAATCCAACTCATATACTTTGTGTAAGTATGACCGAACGTATAAACAGTCTCTTCTGGTTTATTCATTTTGATTTCCATCTTAGTAAGAAGAAGCCAATCATCAAAGTCATGCGGCTCAGATATAATGTGCGTATAATGCATAAACTTCAGTTTCTCGACATTAACACCAAGAAGCTGAAGATCGAAACCAGAAATTTCAACCGACATATAATCGAGACGATAATTGTCGAGATAATCATAAGCAGCTTCCAAAAGCTGATATTCTTTTTGATTTGGTGTTCCAGGATATGCATCAGGATCAAAATCTACCTGTATAGACTGACAAACCCAACCATACTTTTTAATGCCTGCTTTATCATATACAAATTCGCTATGTCCTTTATGCCAATATTTTCCTGTTGAATCCACCGTATCTAATAAAGCATCACCAAGAGTATATGTTTTTGATTCGGTTGTTTGTACATCATTACCCTGATCGTCCTGAACTATTTTTTCTTCATCAATAACCATATAAGGCATTAATGCTGTTACAATATTCCAGTTATACGCCTTTGCGAACGACATCAAGTTTGATCCGAAGTGTATTGTCTGAGTGTTTTTATTATTTTGAATATCAACTTTTCTCAACCAATCGAGGTATTTCTTAGTTACACCATTCTCGACTTCTTTACGAATCATCATATAGCATCTAGTATAAGACACCATCTTATTCATAGCTTCAAATGTTGATTCGCATTGACATTCGGTATCATTAGGCATATTTTTGGTGAATCTGCATATACCAGTATAAAATTTCTTGTCATAGACAGAATCGGTATCATCTCCAGGCAATGTATATACTAAACTCGACTGGTTATTGTGTCTAGCTAATAGCATATTAACATACCCGATTTTATTTCCATCATATTCATGAAATATCTTCTGGTTATAACATTGCCTAGAGGGAGCTCTAGTATCATTTAAGAAACCGAGCTCTCCCTCACAAGTGAACTTCTTATTATTATAGAAATCAATATCTTCTTTTATTGGTCGACCAGCCCAGATCTCTTCACCATTATCGTAAACTACTATATAAGACTCGTTTATTTTGATTTTATCGTAACCCCTATTCGAAGGAAGTATCGTAAATATCAATGAGCCACTAGAATTTACTTCTAATGTAAGTTCTGGACTATCGAGTTGAAATTCTTCCATAGGAAGGGTATTGTCATATATACAATATCCATCAACTTCAATAGTATACATATATTAAAGCCTCCCTGGTCTAAAGTTTAATGAGAATACTATATGTCCTCTAGCCTGAATTCGGAATGTACTATTACGTGTATCGATACTTGAGTTATGTACATATAGCTCTTGTACTCCGGTAACATCATCGATAGTAAGTTCTCCATTATCGTCAAGATCAGCACACTCAAACTCAAGTTCATTAAATGTCGGTTCAAGACCGTTCATTATTCGTAAGTATTCTGCCTTAACCAAGCTTGCATCATTAGCGGTTATAATACCATCGTTATCGACATCACCCTTGATCAAACCATGTCTTGTGTAGTTGATAATAGGCTCGATAAAACGCTCAATGCAAGCTCCCCCGAGAACTATATGATAATCTTCAACGTCAACATCAGTCTCGGTCTCATTTACAGATAACACGTATTCTCTCTTATTTAAAGAAGTGCTTGAATATTTTATAGCTGTTGTATCACCAAGAGCATAGTGTATTGTTATCACTGGTATTACAGGTTCACTACCAAAAACACAATACCATTCTTCCTGATTACCAAGATCGAAGAATACATCTTGCCATCCAGTTGAATTTACCGATATAGTTCTTGTATAATTTGACTGTATTACGCCTTCCTCGAAATCAAACGGATCCCAAAGCCAACGTCCATCGCTTATATAAGCTGCTCTTTTGTAAGGATATAACTCATAACTTATGGTTATAGTTGAGTATTTATCTCCTGAATCAAAGCCGCTTACAGTAAACTTACCTTTGTAATACCAAGATTGATCATCTTCGAGTATACAGATATAATCTTTTTTACCTTGCAACCAGTCCATTACTTCCGAGTAAATCTTAACCCAGTTGTCGTGATAATTATCATCCCAATGGTCAATCATGAAAGTCCATGATCCGGTTCTATTTTGATATAAAGGATAGCCTGTAAGCGCTGTTGAAAAATCAGCGACGCCGTTCATACCAGGCACATCTACAGTTCTATTTTTAGGAGCAGCCGGAGCAACAGAGGGACGTTTTGTTGGTATCAGAAGCCACGAATCATATGTATTCTTGGTGTATTTTGAATATTTCGTAGCATCCTCATAAGTATCTATAATACTTTCGTTAGGTAAGAATGTTATAGAGTGATACATTTACATAAACCTCCCTTTCAAAGTTGATAAATTACCGAGTTCTTTATCCATCTTGCCGACAATCGAACCGACTAATGCTCCAGAATCCATTCTTATTCCTATCTTTGAAATATATTCCTTAAGCTCACCAAACTGATCTTTGAGACTATCAACGGCTTCAGCAACGAGATTACTATCAGCATTGATCTCAGGCATATTGAATGCTAAAGTCGAAGTTGTCGATGGTGATATATTGAAACTACTATTAAGATCTTTAGACATCATTGCTGAAGCATTATCAATTTGATCTTTATCATAGTTAAAATCAGTAAGATCCATAACTGGTGTTATAACTGGATCATCTACGTTGTCATTTATACTATTGACGCTATCTATAACAGCGTTTGTTAATCCATCAGCACTATTTATTACATTTTTCGTACTATCTGTTATACCAACAGCAAGACCTTCACCAACGAATCTGCCTATTCGTTCTGTAACTTTTGAAGGGGAATGAGTGTCAAAACCATCTTCAAATTTATCAACGACGAAATCAACGATCTTACCAAGAGCTTTACTAAGACCGTTCTTGGCTGATTTGAATCCTTCAACAATACCATTTACGATATTAGCACCTATAGCTTTAATAGCATCCCATATTTCAGTCGCAGTATTCTTAATCCAATTTATAGCATTGCTTATTGCTTCCTTAATTGAACTATATAACATCGAACCAGCCGAAGCAATACCTTTGCCCATAGCCTTTATAAGATCCCAACCGGCTTGGAACAAATCGACAAAGAATTCTCCGATTGTTAATACTATTAATGCTATTAACATTTCTATATCGTCTCGTAATCTCTGTCTATTAGAATCATTAGCAAGCCAATCGTTAACGCCTTCTACTATGCTAAGGAATAGATTCGCAGCAGAATCTATTATATCTGACATATTATCGGCTATAGTATCAAGTATGTCTATAATAAGAGTTATTAGTCTATCAACTACTGGTTTAATATACTCTATTAATGCATCAAGAATTGCAATTATAATCTTAAATACACTATCAAGTATTGTTGGAAGTTCTTTTGCGATTGCTCCCAATACGCCAGATACAATCTTTAAGACAGTGCTTATTATTTTTGGAGCAACCTCGCCAAGCAGATTTAATACTGCTATAGCAATTTCTCGTATTAGATCTATTAATTCAGGTATTGATTCTTTAAGGCCTATTAATAAGTCGGATAATACGTTTCCGAAATTCTTATAATTAGCTTCTCCGAAATCAACTTTGCTTAATATTTCAATAGCTTTGGCAACCAAATAACAAGCGGCACCAAATTCAATGAATACAAGGCCTAATCTAACAACACTATTTGCTATAGATTCAAGCTTCTTTCCATCAAAGTTACCCAACGAGCCTATTAATGTCATCGCTCCAAATAATAGAACAATGGCACCAACCGTTAAATATAATTGCTTTGCGTCTATCGTCGATAAGATCTTGAGAGATACAGATATTACAAGAATAGCGTTTGATATACTCTTAATACTTTTGGTTGTTTGTTTAATATTCTTTGCGTTATCTAAAAGCTTTAAAGCCGCAACTATCGAACCTAAAACTAATACCAAAGCTCCACTAGATACAACCATACTCTGCGTGTCTATCGTTGATAGGATTTTAAGAGATAAAGCTATAACAACAAGAGCCTCAGCAAGTTTTATTATAGACTTAGCCATTTTTGAAGAATCTTTTGGAAGTATTACAGATATAATAGCTAATTCGGCAAGAATAGCTGTTAAAGCAAGTATGGATTTCTTTAACTTATCCGCCGGTATTAAACTCAATGCTATGATCGGAATGGTTAATACATTTACAGCCATAGCCACTTCATTAATAGCAATTCCTATGCCTATTAATTTAACCGAACTTAAATTTTTGGTTAATAAAGCTAGAGCTGTAAATCCACCTATTAATATAGCAATTATTTTTCCAAAAGCTCCAATTCCATTATTAAGTTTATCTTCTGGAAGCAAAGATAAAATCAATATAGCAGGCGTTAATAGATCGATAGCAGCTGTCAAAGCCAACATCGCTATCGAGATTGATATAATTTGTGTTATTCTAATATCTTTTGTTAATTTAGTTAATGCTGTTATAGCTACTATTAATACTGTTATAATTTTTGATATACTTCTGATTCCTTTTTCAGCAGTTTTATCGAAAGCGCCGAGCAATAATATAACTGGCAGAAGCATTAACAAAGAAAGCGATAATGTCATTAACATTACCATTGCTGTAGCAGCACTTTTTATTGATGTTGCTCCTTCACTTAGTATCGTTACAGAGGTCATTAATATGCCTATAACTTCTCCTATTACCAATACAGACGACTGTAATTTCTTAGGATCAACCAACGTTAGAGCTATCAATGCGCCACATATAATAAGAATCGATACTGCAATGTTTTTAAGAGCTTCTGTTTTTATTTCTAAAGTATACGCTTTAAGAACGTCTTTTACACCGCTAAGAACTTCGGTTACGTTCTTGAACATATCTTTAATACTAGTAAAAAGATCTGAGGTATTTTTAAATAAATTTATAAAACTTTTTCTTATATTATTTATTTTTGAAAAATAGTCTAATATTATTTTAAATGCCTCAGCACCAATTATAGTAAGTAATACATCACCTAACGATATTCCTTCAGTCGATGCTTTAACAACATTTCCTATCGTAGATATAATAGTCTTTATTATAGAAGTTATTTTACCGACAACGAGTTTAACCTTGTCTAATATTTTCGTTATTATCGGAAGTACCTTGTCAAAACCAGAACTTATAGCATTTTTAACGTTATTGCTATATTTTGTTACTCCGCTTACATCTTTGTTTTCCAAAGAATTTATAATATTTGGTAAATCTGTAACAAATCCTTTAGCATTATCGAGTATGGTATTAAATATTGATGCGACTCCTATTTTTTCTAAGAATTTATCAATTTTTTCAACAGCATCGTCGAAACTGCTAGCTACTTCTTTTATAACCTTTACTATAAATCCTATTATTTTGAATACATTTTGTAATATAGTATCAAACGTCTTGTTTTTAGTTATATACTCATCTAATTTTATCAACTGCTCACCAATAAATGAGGTAATCGTTAATATTTTAGGAGCTATAACCGATAATATTTTTATTGCATAAGGAGCGATCGTTTTAATTAATTCGTATCCTATATGCAATACAGAAAACATTCCTTGAAAAGTCGTTTTTATTTTGTATATAGTATCATCACTAAATTTAAGATTCGCACTAAACTCCGCAAACGCTTTAGCAATCGCAGTTATTCTTTTACCATCATCTGGAGGGAATACGGCGTGCCATGCATCTCGAATAGCATTCATTATTGTCAGCATACTATTACCGACGTTAGCAAAGCCCTTAATAGCAGCATCTCTACCACCATTGTCGTGGAAGTAAGACCATTTGATGTCTCGCGCTGTCGTCATCGGTTTGATAAAGTTGTCTTCGATTACATCATGAATACCTGTCCAAAGAGCTGTAGACTCGTTAAAGTCGCCTATGATATTCTGCCACATATTCGTGTAGCTTGAACCAATCTCTTCTTTAAGAGTATCCATTAACTGAGTATATGTTCGAACCTTTGTAGCGGCTTCATATGACAACCTACTAAGTTCCTGAATATCCTCAATTTCTTTCTCAGTATAACCAAGATTACGCCATTTAACTTTTTCGGCCTCAATCTCAGCTTCCGACATATCATCTGTAAATGCCGTAAACTGTTGTAAAGCTTGTAAGAGAATATCGTTCGTAACCCACTTTTCTTTAAGCGAGTCTCTAAATGCTATACTGCCAGATTCAATAGAAGCAGCCATCTTTTGAGCAGCAGCATCAGCGCTATGTTTACCAGCATCAATAATAGCCTTCTGGATTTGCTGACCGCCCATTCCAGCCATTTCAAGAGAACGCCAGTCTACAGTCTGAAGTGATCCGGTTGACATTGACTGCGATAAATTATACAGCGTTCGATAATAAGCATCGTTACTAGCGCCAGATAAAGCAGCCAAGTTAGCGATACCTTTAACCGCCTCAGTTGAAGTTTCAAGGTCAATACCAGCTACAGTAAATTTACCAATGGCATCTGTCATCTGAGCGAAGTTATAAATGGTCTTATCTGCATAAGTATTGAGTTCATCGAGAGACGCATTAATGTCGTTCATCGTAGAGGTCGTCTTTTTACCGTTATTTTGAATTGTCGACATTATATCGTTTACTCTACTTTGAACCCTGTCATATTCAAAGCCAGCTTCTTCCAATTGCTTTCGTCTAGCCTCACCAGAGCTATAAAGTCCCTTAATTACATCTTGAGCAGCCTGTTCCTCTGCTTCGCTAAGATCTGCAACTGCCTTATTACTAAGAGCTCCGGTATTAGCAGCAATGGTCTGGATAGATCGCATCTTGAGTTCATACTCTTGGAAACCATCAGTCATGTACTTGATTCCCGTAAGCATATCGGTCATTTCGCCAAGAGCAACTAGAACTTTACTAGTTATTGTATTAGTAATAGTTCTAAGAACCTGATCTCCAACAGTACCAAGAATACTGAATTTTCCGGTAATAGCTTCGATGGCATCAGACACGCCTCCAAGTTTGATACCTTCAAACCCAGCAGTTATCTTGTCGAATCCTTTTTCAACGCCTTTAAAATCGAGGTTTTTCTTAAGGTTATCAATTGAATTTATTGTAGTAGAGACGCCTTTTTCGAATTGTTTATTATCGAATTCCATCTCCACTATTCGTTTATCAACAGAACTCATTTAGTTACCTCCTTCCAAATATTTTTGGCAATTTCATCAAATACTGGTCGTAAAGCTGGATTTATATAGTCGATTCCTTCTATATAACCTCCATTTTTAGTCATATGTCCGTATTGCAAAAGTAATGCTATTGGTACGCCTCGTTCTGCGAGATTATTATTAGTCCATATTATTTTAATTCCGTTTCCTTTTGTTAATATTTCGTAACTCCATGAGTCTGCTGTTTTTCCTGTATCTTTAGGCGTTGCCGAACGTAGAGCATCTACACCCTCTCTAGCATATTTGTTTAAAATACTAAAATAAAAAGGGTGAGACATCCGCTTTAAAAACGCTTCGGACTTTGAGAAACCACCTTTTTGTTTTATACGTAAACCCATTCAGCAACGCCCTCCGATCCAT